TAAATGTTTTACCATTTGCAATAGTTGCAATTAATACTTCACCAAAATTACTTAATGACCAAAGACCTGGTTCAAGAGATACATTAGATGCAGCTGCTGCTTCACCCCAGTTACCTGCACCCCAAGTGTCAATACCCCAACCATAACCATATGATTGTTCCGCGGGACCAACTTGTTCATAAGGTTTAACTTCTAAACTACCACCTGTTGATACAGTTGCACCAGCATTACTAACTTGTGTAATTGTAAATACACTTGTGCTTGTAATGGAAGTTACTTGAAATAATTTATCTTCAAAGTCTGAGTTTTGATAACCTGTACCACCTGGTAAAGTTACGTTATCTAATAATACAATATCACCTGCTGATAAACCATGATTTGATTTTGTTATAGAACAAATAGCTGAACCACTGGTTGTTGCAATAGTACAAGATGTTAGTGTTGCTTTTAAAGGTGTAACATCATACAATTGTCCTTCAAAATATATAAGTAAAAATTTATCTGTACCAATAGCAACGTATCGATTACCATCTAGGTCAACAAATGCAAACTGTCTTCGCGCTACACCTACAATTGTGTCTGTAACAAGTGATGACCATCCTCCTACTTTTTCTGGAAGACCATATCTAAATCTTGTATTGTCACAATCAATCCATCTAAACTCTGCACCAGCGTCAGTGTTTTGTTTGTCTATTCCAGGTAAGACTTTGAAATCAATTAGAGCCATGGTCCGTGCTCCTATATTTTATCTTTGTAGACCCAGCCTCTTGTAGCATTAACATATACTAACGTAAAAGCCGAAGCGTTCGCTGAAACAACTAAATTAGAAGCAGCACCATTTATATTGGACCCGTTTCTTCCAACCGTTAAATTGTTAGATGCAAGGTTATTACCACTGTCTATAAATGTAACTTCGTTTCCAATAACAGGTGAAGCTGGTAAATTAATTGTGATAGGTCCACTAATACCAGAACCAGATGTATCAATTAAAACTTGATCACCATTGACTGTTGTGTAAGTAGCACTTGGTGTGTAGTAACCTTTTGTTTGTAGTTTTCCTGTAATGTTTGTACCATCAGAATACAACACAGTTGTTGATCCAACTGGTAGTGTAAGTCCTGTGCCTGATACAGTTTTGACTGTTAGTGTGTAATTTGAAGCTGATCTAGTTGTAGCATCTTCTACTATAAATACTCTTTCTGCAGAGTCAGGCATAGTGACTGATCTGTTTGCAGTTAATGTACCAGTTAGTTTGTAGTATAGATTTTTACCATTTGCTGTAGCATGGTTTGCTAAAGATAAAGCAACATCACCAGATCCTACTGCTAATGATATATAACCTGATGCTGCTTGTTCTAATATTTGTAAATTTGTATTTGTGATTGTACCCCAGGTACCTGACTTTTCACCTGTCGTTATCAGTTCTAGTTTTAAATCACTTGATGTACTTGACGCCATATATTTCTCCTACGGATTGTTCGGGTCGATAGGTACCCAAACTCCAGTTGCATTTGGATCTATCGGTATCCATGATATCACATCTACCGTGTTAGTTGCAAGGTTTAATTGCTTCCCTGTTACAGGAACTGTAGTAATTAAACCAACTGCTGTGTTTCCTATGGCAACATTTATCCTATTACCATTAGGTAATACTACAACATTTTGAATACCTACACCGGCAAATGTTGTTGATGAAAAGGCTGTTGCTCCAAAAAACATATATTATCCTCGACTTGTTTGGATAGGTACCCAGGTCTGTGTAGCACCTGGTACAATACCATCCCATTGTTTTATATTAACATCAGTTGTACCAATTTCAAAACCTTCTCCAGAAGGTAAAGCTTTGGCTTTAGCTATTACAGTTACATCGCTTGTACCAACGTTAAATCTCTTACCTGTTACAATTGCTGTAGCATTTGCTTTGGCTGTGGCGTTACCTAAAGCTATTTCAATACCATTACCTGTAACTGATAAATTACATTCACCAATAATAGTTACTTGGCCTGTTCCTAAATCTAAACCATTACCTATAATAGTTGGTTTAGCACCTGCTGTTGTAGTAACAGTTCCATTACCTAATTCAAAACCATTACCTGTAACTGGTACGTCTTTACCAATAGAAGCTTCTGCATTGCCAATACCTAATTCTAATCCATTGCCAGATAATACTTCTCTTGCTTTACCAATGATAGTTACATTACCAGTAGATATATTTACTCTATTACCTGTAACAGAAAACTCAGCATCTCCAGATATTGTAGAGTTACCAATGTTGACATTGATTTGTGATCCAAGGACATTGACGAATGCGTTAGGATTAAACCCTACATCTGAGAAGGGTGCGGCTGCAAAAGGTGTAGCACCGAAATACATGCGAGGTTACCTCGCGTTATTAGGAATATTATTAGATCCTACCAGGCTTTGACCAAACGCCATATACAGATATGTTGAACCATCAGCATTCGCAGAAGCATGAGTTCTTCTTAATTTAAAACCATTTGAAAGTGTGTCTAATAAATCTGTTGTTCCTTCAGCACTATTTAAGTTAGCATAAAGTTCTTTATTATTTACATTATATCCAGGTCTTTTACTATCAACTATTATCCAATCATTTCCAGATGCACTATATCTTTTATACATAACAAATTTAGGTTTGAATCCTGTGTAAACAAATGTTCCATCTGTGTTTCCATTACCTGTGTAAGTACCAAACTTGCTATAACCAGATTTTTCTGCAAAACAATAAGCAATCATATTATCTCCACTACCATTAGTCCCTAAATTATTTCCAACTGTAAATACTGAAGATGTTGGAGTAGTATCATTAAAATATTTTGCATTAGTGTCAGGTGAATTTTGTAAATTTAAAAACATACCTTTATTTGCACCAACACTTACATGATATACACACCAATCCTGATTACCACCACCCTCATCTCTATTTTTTGTAATAATCATTTTTGGAACTGCTCCTAATCCATGACCAATCGTTGCACCAGATGTTGCATTACCTGTATATTTTACAATACTAAATCCTGCTGTTTGATTAACTGAAACAGTAGAATTTATAGTACCATCTGTATTAGCTGAACCTGTACCATTTGCTTTCCAGTTCCAAGCTACAATAGGTTGATTATTAGCATTTTCTCCAGCAGCACTACCTATAGAAAAACCATCTGAATCAAATGCACTTAAACCATTACTTTCTGTTGCTTCTGCATTAGTAGCATTTGATACAAGAACTTTTGTTGCACCTCTTACAGCATCATAAAACATATTACCATTGGTATCTCCTCTTGATTTAAACCAACACCAATCTGGTTGAAATCCAACTCCTGTAATACTTCTTGTAGAAGCATTACCTGTATAAGTAACTGTATTAAAGTAACTTGTCGATTTATTGATTGCAGTATAAGCCATATTATTCGTTTAACCCCTTTGTTGATAAAGCTGTGTAGCCAGTTGGTACATCATACTCAAATATTCCAATATTACTAGCATTAGTTCCTGCACTAGATACTGCTGTTGTTCCGAAGTAGCCATTGCCGAAATTAAGTTCTACTTGTGATGTTTTAGTTCCACTACCACCATCTCCAAATGTAAAATATGGTAATACCATTGTTCCTGCGGTTAAAGTTGCATCATTAAAAGATGTATTTGATGAAAAAGTTTGTCCATTAAATTCTGATGTTCCTTTCCACATATATATTTTTCCTGCATCACCATCATAAGCAATTCTTATTATGACATCATTTGACCATGTATCTGATATAGAACTATCAACACCATTAGAAGTCTTACTTATTGATTTATCTGTAGCAAATCTAGCGCCTAATCCATAAAATAAAGATGTATTAACACCAGTTGTTGTAGTTCTTGATAGATATGGTTCAGTTTGAATAACACCTAAACCTATTCCTGTGCTATTGTCAGCAGAAGTTATTTTTGCTTCCCAATAATATTTACCTGTAGTCATACCTATTGTGCCAGTTGTAAGACCAAAATTTCCTGCTGATTGAGACCAATTTAATTTTGTATTTCCAATTGAATGACTTACTGAATTATAATCTAAAGGATTTGCTGTGCAAAAAACATTACTTGGACAATCTTCTGTTTTTGTAAATGTACCTGCAGTTACTGCAAAATTTCCACTAGAATTACCTGCTTGATTTGTAACAGCATTGTCATCTTTAAATAAAAAGAAACCATTTGTTCCATAAGATACAGTAGGAGTGGTATTTATTTTCCATTCTCCAGTTGCACTATCTGTTTCACCAAATACAGTCGGTGCATAAGCTGTTCCTTCTGCTGCATGACAATGAGAAATTAAACCATCAAAATGACCACCACTTCTACCAAAAGCATGAATTTTGTTTTGTGCAAACATTCTTGTTTGATAATCTTGTGAAGGATAATTTTCTGTACCAAAAGCAGTCTCTTGTACTCCATTAACATATATTTTTACTCTATTACTAGAAGTTCCCTGTGTAGTATCAAAAGCTACAACCAAATGATACCATGAGTTTGTGTCTCTAAATTGTCTTGTTGTTGTTAATCTAAATTGACTACCACTAACATATTCGCTTATATCTAATTGATCAGTACCATTAAAATCAATTATAAAATAATTATTACTTCTTGCTCCATCACTATCTGAACCAAATAATTCAGCACCTCCTAATCCAGTTCTTTTAATCCATGCTGAAAAAGTAAAGGTTCTTCTTCCTGCTGCACTTTCTGCTCCAGATTGCGTTCTTGATATTCTTGTACTAGCCATTAGTTAAATTGTCCTCCTCCAGACGCACCGTGAGATACTGTAATAGTAAACTGACGGTCCGCTGTCTGACCCTCTGCATCCGTTGCTCGTATGGTAAACGTATACGTAGTCGTAGCAGTTGACCCTGATTCAGTACCAGTGATTGCACCTGTACTTGTATTTAAACTTGCACCACCTGGAAGTGCTCCAGATTGTACTCCAAAAGTTGTAGCATTTGTTGCTGCAACTGTAAAGTTGATAGTTCCGCCATTTGCAACTGTTCCTAAACTGCCTGCAGCAGTTGTCCATGCAGGCGCATCGGATACAGTAAGTAAAGCTGTTCCTGATCTAGTTGCAATACCATCGTTATTTTCTAGTCTTAAAAAATATGTACCATC